ATCAAATCAGCAAGTATTGGCATCTCATTGATAAGACGCATGGTAAATGTAGTAAAGTTATCGGCTCTATCTTTACTGGCAGATACGACTAAGAACTTTAGCTGTGGATTCATACGAAGTCTCCACACTACATAGGTAGATGTGATCCAACTCTTACCTACACCACGAAATCCCTGTATAATTTTACGTCTTGCACCATATTGTAGATATTCAGCTATGTCTAACTGAACAGGTGTAGGATCTGGTAGGTTTAGATGTCTCCAAGTAACGATTAAGAAATATCTAAAGTCTTGTAGTTTTTTTGGTAAAGGTTGCAAGAATTATGCGTTTTGAACTCCGTAATATAATTTTGGATTAAATTCTCTTATTTTTCCCTCAAGCTTTTGTTGTCTATTTTTTTCTTTTTTCTTGCCTAACGGAAAAGTTCTGTAATAAACCTTGCCATTTTCACTTGCAATTCGTAAAGCTTTTCTTGTCATGGTTATAAATCAGCTAAAGGTACAGCATCTAGGTCTGGTAAGTTCTCCATAAGCTCTTGCATTGGGTTCTTTTCTACAGGTAAGCACTCAACACCATTATCTTTTAGAAACTGTCTAGCTACGTTTAGATCCCCTGCCTTTGCTTCTCCTGTTTTAATTTTGTCCACTAAAAGTTTTGCTAACTCATAGTGCATAGTGTTTAAAACCTCTAAGCTTTTATCCATGATTAGTCTTGTTTTTAAATAATATAATCACTTCTTGCCTGTATTGCCAGTAAGAAGATACTTTATCTTACCAAAGAAACCTAGTTTTCTAACTTTTTTATATAGTTTCATACCTTTTTCATAGCGATATAGTTTAGTTTCTATATCTGATATACGCATTATTGCTGAAGTTAAAAGCAAATCCTGTAGTTTGGTGTATTTAACTAGGTCTAAACAGTATGCCCTTACAGCTTCATCAGGCATTTGTTCTGTCTCACGTTGCTTAACTTCAATTTCAAACTCGATTTCTGGCGGTGGGTTGCCAACAAGTATCTTGAAAAACTCTTTATGGTTCATATCAGTTCATTTTAGGAAACAACTGTTGCTCTAACATATCAACAGCCCTGTCATCAAGCGTGTTGGTAGTTTGTTTGCAGATAGCTCTAAGGAGATCGACTACTAATCTCTTTACAGCAGTTGTAGTAAAGAACTTAAGCAGTATTGGTTTTAAGAGTTTGAGCATAATAATCTTGTGTTACTTTCCAAACATAGCTACATTGCTAGTATTAGACAAGAGTTTGCACTTCTATGGAAGAACAAGAACCTAGTAAAGTCGAAACCATTGTAAAAGTTTGTGTGCTTCTGTGGTCGGCAACGCTATTATCTCTCTCATATTACGAACCGCCATCTGGTAAAAAGATTGTAGATTTTGACCCGACATTTATTGCAAGTATTTTTTCAGCCAGTACTGCATCACTAGGTTTTTCGATAAAAAAGAAAAAAGATACTATAGTAGATAATAAGAACACTAAAGTAACCACCAAATGAAAAAGCTACTCTTACTAGGTTTATTTATAGCTGCACCTTGTTACGCAAACGGAGTTCCAAGCTGGACTACTGGTTCATCTAACAGGACTGAAAATACTACTCAAACTATTACTCGCAGTATAGTTACTGAAAAATATGGGGCTGCGGTAGAAACTTGGGAAGCATCTAATATATCTGTAGCTGCTTCTGCGGGTATCTCTGGCGGTGATGCAGTATTTACTGTTAATGATACTTCAGCAGATTGGTCACTAAGTATCACTACAAGGGCTTCTGGCACATTGACTGAACAGATTACTCAAAATGATACGATCACGACTACAAGCGTTATTACTAGCTTGTCTGTGTTTAGCCAGTAATCAAGTAAGAGCCGAAGGCGATACAAACGTACAGGCTCAACCAAATGCTGTTGGTAATTCTAGTATTATCAATCAGAATATGAATATCAATAATGGAATGACAGGTAAGTTACAGTTTGGAAACTTAGTTTGTAGTCAACCTACTATGGCTGTAACTCCTTTTTATACAGGTAATGATGCACAAGGAGAAGATACATACAGCATTAATGAAGGTTGGGGAGTTCAAATGTCATTCATGTTTCCACTTGGATCTAATAATGAAACGTGTTCTGAATTAGCAAAAGTAAAGCTAGACCTAGCCAAAGAAGAATTAGACAAGCAAGTGCATGATAAACAACTTGTTCGTGTTTTGAAATGTAGTCAGCTTCACGCATCAGGATATATGATAAACCCTGCTTCCAAATACGCATACATCTGTAGTGATGTCATTAATATACGAAGTTATGTTAAAGCTAATCCAGAAGAATTTAAGTAGCTAGTTTAGACACCACATAGTACAGGTATGTGAACTCTAGCTACCTTTATTATTATCCATCTTTTCTTTCACATTTGCGACCTCTTTTTTAAGAACTTTAGTAAATATTTTCTTAAATGTTTTCTTGATAAAACCTAATACTGATTGCATGGCAATCCCGCCCGCCACGCTTACAACGCTTGCAGTTCCAGCAGCTATCACAGAGGAAGCAATGACTTCTGGGGCAGGTATTGGCATCTCCCCGAAAAATGGTAAATTAAACGTAGCTATAGGTTCTTCAGTTGATAAAGTTTCTTTGGGTACTAGCTGGTTCTGCGGTATTGTTTCTGGTGTTAGCTGTAACTCTTCCTCCTTTGAAGATGTTGTTTCTTCTTCAACAGAAGATTCCTGACCTCCCAAACCCGACTCTACCTGTTCCAAACTCGGAAGTAAAACGGGATCTAGGTAAGGAACTTCTGCCACAGGTGGATAGAAAATTGTATTAGGTGGAACGAGAATATAATCTGTATCTGGTAAATCAGGCAGATTTATTTCCATTCTTTTTCTTTTTTGCTTTTGCTAATTTAAGCAATAAAAAATCTTGTTTACTAATTTTGCCATCTTTATTGGCATCAATTTTTTTTTGATTTCCTTTTAAAGGCATGATTAAGAACTAGGTTTACCTTCTATTAGTTTAGCCTTCCACGCAGCTTTTACATCAGAAGTCCAAGCTGCTGTGCATATTGCAGATACTTCTGCTGGTTCTCCTGATAAATCAGTATCTACTAAATTATCAGAAGCATCTAGCGTTCCAACTTGTAGTACATATCTTTCAAAAGACCTTGTAAGTTCTTTGCCATCTTTTTTTATGACAGTTGCTTTACGGACTTGTACCGCTTTATATTGACCGACAACTTCTATCTTGTCATATTCGATTGATTCACTTAATGCCATTAGGATTAATCTCCGATTAAAACAGGTTTATGGCTTAGTTTAAAGACATAGCTTCGGTCTAAGTTTATGCAGTTGTCATATAGGTTAAACTTAGTACATTATTTTTACTGCTACCTGTACCATAGTTATTTTTCATTCTAATTTGTGTACCGCCTTGAGAAAGGTAACAAGATTCTTCATGTTCAATGTTTGCATGGTTACCACCAGAAAATCTACAAATAACTCCTGTTGCGTGTGGTTCGCTAACACCTGTAAAAGGTAAGTTTCTAAAAGAACCCATAGTTTTGTTAGCTGTATTTCCATAAGCAAAGAAAAATATTGATATATGAACTCTGTTTCCTATCTTCGTATACTTTCCAGTCAGACCACCATCAAACGCATTTCCGCTTGAGTCATATCCATGAGCAGCAAAAGTCCCTTCTTCATAGTCATCAAGTGCGTTGGCTGCTGCGGTATCAGATCCAAATTTTAGCCCATCACTATCTATTGTTAGTTTTTTAGTACTGCCAACATTAAATTCTGTTTTAGTATTTAAAGTATTTTTAATCGGCCAGTTACCACCTGCATCTAAAAAACCAAATTCATTACTGTTGTTTCCATAGACATAACCTCTAAGAGTGCCACCACTATCTTTAAGTCTGAGTTCTACAGCACTACCTTCTGCCTGTACGTCTGCTCCTTGAGCGGTGGTTTCTAGCTTTTTCTCATCGTTATAGTATAACTTTACTCCGGCATTTGGCTCTGCAATTATAGATTGCTTATCTGCACCTGTAAATATTTTTAAATTACCATTAGGGTTTTTTAAAAAGTTATCAGTTCCATTATGGTACATAACCATGTCTGTGCCAGCACCGAACTTTAACCTGTTTACATTTCCAGAGGCAACTGCATCATTATTTGAGTCTCCAAAAGCAATACTATTACCATTAGTATCTAAGTTGCCACCTAGCTGTGGTGTTGTATCTTCAACAACGTTACTTATACCACCTGCGGGAATACTCTCAAATGAAGGATCTGCTCCGTTGTTTGCTCGTAAAAACTTACCATCATTACTTGATGTGCCATGTGGAAGTTTAGATAAAGCTACTGCCTGATCTTGTATATTAACAGTTTCTACTGCTGAGTTTTGTAGTTCAGCAGTTCCTACGCAATCATTTCCTAAATCAGCAGCCGTAATAGTTGAGTTAAGAATTTTTCCAGTTTTAATGGCATCATCTTTGACACCATCTGTTGATACTTGTGTTAATCCCATAGTTAGCTAGGTTTTGGGTACTTGTTTTTGACAGGATCGACTATATCTGTCTTCCATTTATCAATACCATTATGGTAGATATAGTCAAGTTGTGTACCCCAATCTGGATACTCTGCTTTTCTATCATCTTTATATTTTATTGCTGCATACTCTGCGTCTAAAGTAACTCTAGCTGCATCAATATCAGATTGTACAAGAGTTTTTTTGTTAGTGTCATCATACGGAAAATCTGTAAAAGCACCTAAATCATCTTGTATGTAAATAACATCTGGATATGCTTTTCGTATTGCTTCGTGATCGTAATAAGTCATGCTGAGATCTCCTGTAAAATTATTGAACTTGCAGTTCTACTTGCGTAAGGTTGGTTAATATCATTAGCGTTTTGTGTTCTGTTTACATAAACAGTTCCATTATTTTGACCATAAAGTTGTAACCTATAATTTACAGCACTTCCAGTATGGTTCGGACTGTCAAGCCACATAAATGTTTGTCCATCAGCATGGTCATTATTTACTGGCCCTTGACCATAATTTTGAAACGAAGCTTGTTGCCAGTTACCCTGACCAGTATGAATCCCTATGTCAAGAGTTGATCCAGATATTGTACGTCTTACACGAGCAGCTACAGAGTTACTAGGACCACTCACTCTTCCTAAAGAAACAATTACTAATACTTTATGACTAGAATCTTTGGGTGTTATGTCTGCGTTTATATCAGTATTTAAGAATCCACTATTACTTGCTACTGACACTACAGCAGTAAACTGGTTAGTTACAACCTGTACTAATCTTCCAGCAGTAGAAATAGAACCATCTCCATAATATATAGCCATTATGATACCTCCGTTAAATTAAACTTATATTTCTTGCCATTGCGTTTGTTAATCAAAAAAAGATCTTCAGAACCTTCTTGTATTGTAAAACTTCCCCAAGTTCCGTCAACGTCATTTTTACCACCTTCGTTAGATAAATTAAGGTCATTGGTGTAGATGTTTCTCCAACGTAATGATCCAGTACCTAAATCTTTTGAATTATTACCTGCTGGGACAAAATGTTGGTTTGTATCTATTGTGCAAGCGTGTGCGTTATTGGTGTAAAAATACATAGGTTTATTTTCACGACCAATCAGGTTATGTGATGTAACATCTATTCCAAAATGAAATCCATGACTTGCAAGGTTAGTTCCAGTATTTCCACGATAAGCACTTATATAAGCTTGTGATGGTGCAGCAGCTTGTACGACATAAGTAGTATTTGGATTTGAAATAGTACTTGAACCAGCATGAACATTGCCACAGGTAATGCCATAACTGTCAGTTTCTAAACGCTTTACGTTGTTGTGATAGAGGCTTACTGGACCTCCTTGACTACAAACTATATAATCATCATTATTAGTAGCTGACCTTGTTCTCAGTCTAATAGCATCACCTTGTAAATACAAATGTCCAGATCCGTTATCATGTGACAGATAGCTATTATTGCCATCGTGATACATTTTTAAATCATTACCAGAACCCAATAAAACCATATTTGTTGATGAGCCATTGCTGTCAGCACCATTTATTTGATTACCATTAAGATCTAAAGTACCTCCCAACTGCGGAGTTGTATCTGATACTAAGTCTGTATTTATTCCTGTAAGGTTTGCTCCGCTAACAGCAGGTAACGTAGCAGGGAATCTAGCGTCAGGTATAGTTCCAGACGTTAAGTTAGATGCACTTAACGCAGTTAAATCTATAGCAGACCAAGATGTATTTCCATTCGCATCAGTAGTTAAGAATTGACCATTTTGTATATTTTGTGGAAACGTAAAAGTATAACTTGCACCAGCACTATGCGGAGGAGATTTCAGTTTTATGCCATGACTATTCTGACTACAGTTAAGTTGTAAATATCCATCAGAAGAACCATCACCTTTTACAATAATCCCTGCGGTAGATGATGTAGATACAAGACTTAATTTGCTACCTGCAATATCAGCAGAGTTTGATATGTCTCCATTAACAATACTTCCATCAACAATCATTGCTGACGTTACTGTGTTGTTACTTGGAGTACCAATGTTTACAGTAGAACCAAGAACTATCGCAAAGTAATCTGACCCACTAGCAGGTGCAGCAGCTAACTTAACTGTGCTGCCAGATAAAGCAAAACCCTCTGAAGGTGTAGATGTACCAGCGTTAGGTTTTTGTATAACACCATTAATACTTAAGATTATCTGCTGTGCATTGCTTGGTGCGTTTGTAATAGTAAAGTCCTGTACGCTTCCATTAAATGCAGGGCTAAGAGTAGATATAAAAAAGTTACCAACAGATTGTGCTTCTTCAAAAGCACCTGATGTTGCGTTATAAACTAATAACTTTTGAGTAGATGTATTAAATATTAAATCCCCTGCATCATTATCACTTGTAGGATTTGATGATACAACTCTATATCTATTACCAAAATCATTTATATCTTCTGATAGTTGTAAAACATCTGTTTCTTTTGCTAGTAGCTTGTGGTAGTTATATACTTGACTTGCACCTGTAGAACTAACAAGCAAGCCTAATTCATTAGATAATGTTTTACTTCTTAGACTTGTAGGAAAATTATTTATAGTTACGTTATCGCTTCCACTACCTACTGTCCTAGCGTTTGTTGCAACCCCAGAGCTATTTATGACTAAGCCATCAGCATTACTGATACTAATAACAACACCTGATACTGGCTGTGTTGTAGGAAAACTATCTTCATCTGCTATAACTTCCAATCCACCAACAGGTGCTATCTGGTTAGCAACAAAATCTACAACAGCACCAGAGGTAGGAAAGTGACTATCACTATTAGTAATAGTGGTCTGCTTAGACATTCCTGATACTTGGTTTAGATCAGCAGTAGAACCTGTATAACCATCTAATTTATTTAGTTCACTTGTATTTGCAGTAACACCATCAATAACTGTTTTCTCTGCATCTGTAAGAACATTTGTATTGCTGTTTGATTCATATAAGGTTTTGATTTCACTAGCATTTTGATCTGCGGTAGCACCAGATTCAATTCCATTTAGTTTAGTCTTCTCTGCATCTGTAAATACATTGCTATCTGTCGCATTACCAACAAGTGTTCTAATCTCAGCAGCAGTTTGATCTGCTGTAGCAGAAGCCTCTATCCCAGTTAATTTGGTTTTTTCTGCATCTGTAAATACATTACTGTCTGTTGCATTATCAACAAGTGTTCTTATTTCAGCAGCAGTTTGGTCAGCAGTTGCGTTAGATTCTATTCCATCTAATTTTGTTTTATCTGCTGCGGATTGATAGCCAGCAGCAGAAGTTGTTGCATTGGCAATGTTTAACTTAGATTGATCTATTGCTGCACTTGCATTTACATCAGCGTTTACAATAGTTCCATCAGCAATCATTGTTGAAGTTACTGTACCTGTATCTCCTGACGTAATTAAAGTTCCTGATCTATCAGGCACAGTAATTGTTCTATCATCAGTAGGGTCTGTTATTGCTAACGTAGTTTCATTACCATCATCAGTTGCACCTTCAAAAACTAAGTTACCTGTTATAGAAGTAGAACCATCTCTTTTTATAAAATCATTAATTATTTCTTGTTGAGCAAATAATATTTGATCGCTATTATTATCTAAATCTGTTTCTGTTAAAACACTACCATCTGCAAAATCTACTTTTTTTGCACTTATATTTGTATCTCTTGTAAATACAACATTAGCTGTACCACTTGGAGGTGTGTTACCAGAAGTGAATTGTACTTGTGAACCAACAATATTGTAATGAGTACCTAGTGTTTTAAGAACACCACCTACTTTTACATTAACTTCTGTATTAGCTAGAAAAGAAAATGATATTGCAAAATTATTTTGACTACCAGTACCATTATGATTTTGTGTAGTAGCTGTTGTGTTAGTAGCCATAATTAATTACCAAGGTTTGTAATTTTTTCCAAATTGTTAAGTACTGATTTAGAAGTTTCATTGCTAATTGTTTCCATGTTAGCAGAATATCTTTGAAATAATTTTTTATTTTCTGGCAAACGTAACCATTCACCTCTTGCTTTTACTTTATAAAGTGACACTATACTTTGAACTTCTTTTGTAATTATAGCTCTTGCATTATCTTGAACTCCTACCATAGTATCTTGATTAGTTGAATCTATATTTTCACCCATAGCAGTTTTAATAAAAGCTTTCATGTCAGGTTCATTTAATCTTTTGTATAAAGCTACAATTAGTCTGTCACCATCTTTTAATGTATAACCAGAAGAAGTTTTAAAATTAAAAGACTTAGTATCAAAAGATAAGTATTTAACATAACTTGAATATTGTTTGTTATTAAGTTCAATACCACTATTTTGTATTTTTTGTTTTCTAAAAAAGAATTTTTTAGGTGGTTGTAAAGATATGTTCAAATCATTGATAACACTAAGAACATAATTATCTTTTGTATTAGTAGCAGTAAATGGATTTAAAATATCAAAGGTGTCTGGTCCAAAACCACTAGGATATTTAACAACTGCACCTGTCAACCAATTTCTCTGAGGTTCTAAATCTCCATTGAAAAAGGGTATTGTTCTAGCTAATTCATTAAGAGTCTGTCTAAGACCTGTAATCATTTCATCTGCTGGATAATATGTAGTATCTAGTTTTGTTTTGTCTATAGCTTTTTTGACTGATCTGCCAAAGCCAGCAACAGGATTAATAATATTAGCAACTCTTCTTGCTAGTAAAGTTTGTAACGCATAAGGATTATGTATACCTTCAGCAACCTCACTAAGACCTCTTACATAAGTTCTGTCTGTCAAGTTTCGTGCAATAGCAACAGCAATACCAGTAGCTATATCGTTTCGTTCTTGACTACCAATTTGACCTTCTACTTCTACAAAATCTGCAACAAGCATAAGTAAACCAGACCAAGGATCAAGTCTTTTATAAGAAATATATTTATATTTTGGTTTACCACTTTTTGTTAAAACTACTTCTCCATTTGAATCTCTTACTAAAAATCTAAACGAATAAGGCTGCCAGCCTTCTTCTTTTAATTGTGCTACTAATGTTCTGTTTGCTTCTGCTGCATCACCACTTCCATAAACATTTGGACCTGCACCTGTCATGGCTATTTCTGCAAAAGGATTTTCCATATCTCTAGCAATTAAAGCTACTGAAAAACCAAACCCACCTGCTAAATACATTTGACCTCTAGCTCTTCCAGCAACACTAGGATTTGTACTTCTAAGTGCTTGTCTATATTCACTCATAAATACATTTACAACAGGTGTATATCTCATTTGTGTTTTAAAAATATTTACAGGAGTTCTTACAAAAGGAAAAACTATTCTTCCATAAGGGTGTTGTGCAAAATTTTGTATTCTTCCAGCAATTCCTTTAGCATCTAAATCTTTTGTAAAGGTAACTTCAGCAGCATAATCCTTTGCTTTTTTATATAAATCTGTAATACTTTTAGGTAATTTTCTAGTGCTGCCAGTATCAACAATTTTAAATACTTTTTCTGATTGAGTTTGAATGTAATCTTTTAATTGTTTACCTTTTAAACCTTTTCTTATTCCTTGCTCCCAAGATTCTGCTTTTACATAAGCTCTAAAGTTTACTTGTTTCAAAAACTCGTCTTCTGTAATTAGCATACGAGAACCAAAACCATTTATTCTTCTAAAGTTGTTATAAATCCTTGGAATCCAACTCTCAGCAACACGAGTATCAAGAAAAGGTTTTACTGTACCTCTAGTAAAAATATTTTGATCTGCAAAATTTTTTACATCTTCTGCGTTAATATTTCGTGAAACTCTTTGTGCATCTGAAACCATTGCACCTCTATCAAGTACATTTTCATTTACTTTAAATGCCTTGCGAGCAATATTAAAAGCATCTCCCAAGGATTGACTCATATATATAAATTGTTTCCAACCTTTTATAAACTCATCAGTATTAAACTCTGGTTTAAATACTAAATTATTTTGTTTTTTAAAAATTGTTTCTGGAAAAGGAATATTCATATCTTTTCTAAAAACAATTCTTGCAGCACCAAGAGATTGACTTAATGGTGTTATTAAAGTATTTAAACTTGTAGATAGAATATTAACTACATGAGTAGGTGGACCACTAAGAATAGAGTTAATAAATATTTCGTTGGTAAATTCTACACCTTTTAAAAGTAATCCTTTTTTAATCATGTGTTTCATAACCTCTGGATTACCACCTGCTACGTTTAAGTATTTTGTAAGTCGTGTTAAAGCTAAAGCAGCTTCTTCATCTCCTTGCTCTACTAAATCAAAAATTTTATTGAAGGTTTGATCTATATCACTTATTCCCTCATCTTCTATAAATCGTTTGTTAATATCTTCAATGTTTTCTGTACCTCTTGATTTCTTACCAAAATCGTCTGCTGTAGCTTTTACATCTCTTAGATCACCTGCAATTCTTCTAGCACCTAAAGTTTGCGAAGTTAAAGATCCGACTCCTTTATTTAGGTAAACAATATCTTTTAACAACTGTACTTCTTTTAAAAATAATGGTTTTATTACTTTTATTGCATCTACATTTTTTGTAACTATGGCATTATGTAAAGCAGTAGATAAATTGAAAACTTCTTCACCATTTTTATTCATTAATTGATTTATGGTAATTGTTGTAGAAGGTAAATATTTTGGATTGTTAATTAGTTTGCCATTTGTAGTTTTTTTGAAAGGACCAAATTCTTGTAAGAAAAATCTAGCAGCTTCTATTGCTTGTCCATTTGTTTGTCTTTGAGATGCAGCAAACATATCTCCTAAAGATACAGACCTAGCCCATTTTCCTAATTCATCTGTGTTTTTAAAATGTTCAGAAATATTTATAATATAATCTTCAAGCTCTTTAACACTACCACCAGTTATTGTTGGATTAAATGTAGATTCTATTTTGTCACCGACTTTTGGTATTTGTGTTTTATCTCCTATACCTTGTCCTTTCTTTATTTCTAAAGGTTTTAATAAATCAATAACTTTAACATCTAGCAATTCGTTACCAGCTTCATCAATACCAAGGTCTTTAAACTTTAATTTTCTTTTTCGTTCTAAAGTTGCTAAAATTCTTGGAGCTAAAGGAGAATTTCTAAAACCTTTTAAAGCTACAGAAAAACCTGTTAAAACTTCTCCTATAACTGCACCACCAAAAGCTTTTCTAAGTCTTGCTTCTATAGGAGATATGTCTTCTTCAGCTTTAAATATTGATGCTGGCATTTTAAATATATCTATAATTGGTTCTAACGCACCTTCATACTCATCAACCATGTTGTAAAGATTTTGTTCGTATGGATCTTCTACAACAAAATCTGTAAGAAAACCTGCGATAAGGTTTCTTGTCCAAGGGTTTTTTATACCTTTAAGACCTTTGCTAAAGATTCCCATAGGTAATAAAAATTGAGTTATAGCTTGAGGTATATAAAAAAATGCACCATCATCTTCTCTTTCAAAATAACTGTAATCAATAAGGTCGTTATTATCGTATGGATTACCAGCTAAATAGTCATATATATCATCTACAAATTCTACAGTTTCATTTATTGCTTTCAAAGGACCAGTAATAGCACCTCTAATTATTTGTGATTGTGGTGTTTTTGTTAGTTCTTCACTAATCTTTTCATTTTTTTCTTTTGCTTCATTTATTATTCGTGATCTGTTTTCTAATATCTCATCAAAACTTCTTTGATTTCCTAAAAACTTATTATCAAAAAAATCTACAATACCTGCATTACTTTTATTAATAGTTTTACTAAGAGAAGAAAATGGTTGATTATCAAGTCTCTTAAACAACGCATCTGTTTCTGGTGTTTCTATTGTGCCTTTTGAAAATTTCTTTTTGTTTTCTTCAATTTTTTTTCTGTTTTCCTCTTCTTCTTCGTTGTTATTAAGAAGATTATTAATGTTTAAATCTGTCATGTTAGTTTTTTAGAAACTTTTTATAAGAACCATTTTTGTATGCACCCCAAGCATTAAGTCCTTGCTCATCATATAGTCGTTTGGCTGCAATTACATTAATAATAGGATCATATAACTCTTCTTCAGATTGAATATCAAACACATCTAATAATCTTTCCTTATCAATTTTCATATTAAGTTGTAATAAACCTATAGAAAATTCATTTTGCTTGTTTGGATCTAAACCTGACTTTACTGTATCAATCATAGGATTACCTCCTGATTCTGCCATAGCTACAGCAGCCATAATTTTTGCAATCTCTGGTTCAAAACCTACAGCTAATAACATATCTTCTATTTTAGATTGAGGTATGATTTTTGTCTTGTCCGTATCTTTTAATATTACATTTAATGCTTTTATTTGATTATCTTTTTCTTGTTTTTTATTTATATTTTGAACTATTGGTACAATTAATTCATCACCTACCCTTATCAAATCTGCGTTAGTTATATTGTTTGCTTCCATAAAAGCTTTTAAAGGTACATTAAATTCTTCTGCTAATTGACTTAAAGTATCTCCTTGTTGTACTTCAACTGTAGTAGGTGACTCATCTTCAGTAAAGAAACCAGCTTCTAAATTATCGGCATTTATTAATTCTATTAAAGGTTTATAAAGCTTGGGTTGATTTCCAAATCCAACTTGTCCTGTCGTTAAAAATCTAATTACTCGATCTGCTTGAGCTTTACCAGAAATATTTGTAAAGATCATTTTTTCTTTTTCAGCTAGTACTTTTTCTAATAACTTGTCTATGTTTTCTTTTGTAAAACCTCCCATCTTTTGCAGTTCTGCAATAATTTGTTTTTCAAATAAAGGTAAAGAAGAGGTATTAATAAAATTACCAGTTTGGTTATCGTTATTATTGTCAGTATCCGTATTAGTGTCAGTATCCGTAGGCACTCCTTCAAGTCCGCTTTGGTTCTCATTTATAAATTCCGTATTATTGTCAACTAGTTCATCTGTAGGATTTAATAAAATTTCCAACTCCTTAAACACTTGGTCATTATATTTAATTTTCAGTTCTTCATATTTAGTATCAAGTTCTAGTCTACCTGCATTAGGATTAGCTAATAAAAATTGTCTAAATTCACTTTTAAAAGCTTCAACATTAATTTTTATAGTAGCTAATTGTTGGTCTGGACCTATTAATTTAAAAGTTTTAAATCTTGGATCTAAGTCTACTATGAGTTTTGCTTGATCTTCAAATCTACCAAAATATTCATTTAAAGGTTCTAAGATTCCTTTATCAACTGAACCTGCAAGAATCATTGCTTGATTTAATTTATTTACATTATCATTATTTTTAATTGTACTTGGATCAAGAAACCAAGCCATAGCTGCTATTCTTGCATCTGACAATGTCTCATAATTACCTTCTTGTATATTAAAAAGTAATTGAGCATATTTTTGTTTTGTATCACCAGTAAAAACTTCTGCATTAGAAGCTAATTTACTTGCAATTAATGGATTAGCTTCTTGTAATTGTGTTAATAATTCAACTGCTTCTTCTCCTTTACCTTGTGAAAACAAAGCTGCAACATTCAACATACCTAATTCTACGGCTTCTTCTTTTTCTTGTTTTATTTTTGCCCTGTCTCTTCTATCTGCTTTGTCTGTATAGTCTTCAACATCTTCTCTTAACGTATTTTCCATCTCAACGTAATCAGGGTGGTCTAATAGAGTTAATTGACCATTAGGACCAAAAGGAAATTGGCTTGCACTTTTAAAAATTGATAAAGCTAGGTCTACATCACCAGTAAGAAAACCAATTCTTTTTGCTTCTGCATTAAGAGTATTTAAAATGGTTTTATTTATTTTTGACCTATTTTCTGTACTTAATGCTAATTTATTTATATCATTTTCAAATTGATCTATAGAAGCTGATAATAATAAAAAATTATTTTTACTAACTAAATCTGAATCTGGACCTGCTGTTTGAAAAAGTATTATATTTTTAGCAAGACCAGTAGCAGTAATTTGTAATTTTTCTACTTGATATTCTTGATTTTTTTTCTCGTGAATATCAGTTATTGAAGTCGTAGCATTTACAAGAAATGGAAAGAATTTTTTGTTGAAAGTATCACTATCTACATCACCTAACAGATCTATACTTTTTGTTCTTGTTTTGTTTAACCAATCTGAAAATTCTAATGAATCTAAAGAAAAATGTGATAACGGCACTCCATTTACTGTTGCATTACTATATTCAGTTTTAAATGTATTTTCTAGATTACCACCTATAATTGTAGCTTTTGTTCTGTTAAAAACTTTGTTATAAAGTCTATTACCAGTAAAAATATTATTAGATCTTACATATTTAGATGCGTCAGACCAATCTTTTGTTGAGCTATCTAAAGCATCATTCATTGCTTCTTCTGATATTTCTGCTCTTCTTTCATCAACTTTAACTTCTATAAACTTTTCTAATACTGGATTTATAACTTTCAAAGTTTCGGCAAGTGCCATCATATTAGTTTTTGGTTTGACACTAACAGGTTGCACAAACGTATCTACTGGTTGTGCAAACGATTGATAGGCGGTGCTTTGAAAACTTGATGACATAGTTTTAACGATTTACAGCAATTTCGGTTTGCAAGGCACTTGCACCTGCACCCAATAATATTGATCCTAGAGAGGGTATTTGATTAAATGCTTGTTGTGTTTGGCTTCTATATTGATTTCTTATATTTTGATATTGTGCTTCTGTCTGCTGTATAGACCTCTTATGTTGTCTTCTTGCTGATTCTAATGACTGTCTAATAGATTCTCTATAGTTTGCTGCTTGTCTTTCATTGTCTTGTAGTATCAAACCAAAACTTACACCTGATCTTTCTGAAGATAAAAGTGAAGCTCTAGCTCTTAACGCATCAATACTTTTAGCAAATTTATCTTGTGCAGAACTTTTTTCCTTATCACTTTGTTGCTCCATTAATGCTGCTTGTTTATTTCTTTTATCAGTTTCAGCATTAGCTACACCTGCCACCTCTGTTTGATACGCTTGGTCAGCAGCGTCTTGTGCAGCACCACGCATAGCAAGCCCTTGAAATAAACTTATACCAGCACTAGCAGCAACAAGACTACACATTTAAGCGATCCTCAGAAATTCATAAAATGGTTTTTCATGTTGTCCATACCTTTCGTGATAATTTATAAAAACAAAACCAAGAGCTTCTAGCCACTTTATAGCAGAATAATTCTCTGCATATACAAAATTATATAGGACTTTATAAGATTTCAACAAACTGTCTACCCATTTTCTACCTTTTCTTATTAGTTGTATTCTATATTTTTTATTAGAAAATAATTCATCAGTACAAATCATAAATATACAACCATTTTTTCCAACTCCACATAAGCCCATAGGTTGATCTTCGTCACCAGCTATTGTTAAAACTTTTTCACCAAACAAATAAGATAAACGTAAAGCATCTTCTGGGTCTTTACCTGTTTGATACAAACCTTCTAATCTATCCATTTGTCTCATGTTTTGACATACATAATTAAGATCTGATAGGTTTGATTTTCTTAAATATCCCATTAAGTTCTTCTACTCCTCATGTGAAATACACCTTCATATTCTGCACTAGCTAATAAGGTAGGTAAGAACGTATTGTTCTTTACATCTATATCTACTCTATCTGACTTACTCATAATTGGCACTTTAAATGTACCTGTATCTAAATTAATTTGACCGATAGAAGCAGAAGCAGCACCAAGCAAGCGACCAGTAAATTTATGCAAAGATGTATCTCTATTCTCAGGTGTTACTTCTACTTGGAAAAAACCAGAATCTTCATATTTAATATAAAAATGATGTATTTGTAATCGACCACTTATAAGCTCAGTAGCACCTCCACCACCTTGAGTTAATCTTTGTTGACTAAACCTATAGTGCATTTCATAAGGTTCACCAATAATAAATTTACTATTTCTAAAGTCTCCTGTAGCTGTAATTGTAGAAGTAGAACCATCAGTTGCATTAGTAGTTGTTAGTGCTTGTCCTGATACAAGAGTTTTTGTATTGCCTTGAGCATCTACAAAAGTGCTTGTTTCATTACTAGCAAGATACCTGCCTACTACATTCATATTAGCTCTTAATCTATAAGGAACTGTAAATGTAGAAATACCAGTAGCAGAGTTGTAAGCAACAGACACACCGCTAGTGGCTTCAGTTACCTTGTGGTCTAAATGATATTCAAACTCTGCATTAGGTTCTCTAAAGTTAGTTTCAAATGGTATCTTTTCTAAGGTTACTTTATTAGCTTCTTCTATAACCATTATTAAATCAGTACCAATAAAATCAATATTTAAAATAGACCTATTACTATTTATTGTGTAAGTAAACCAAGCGTTCAATGCTTTACTAAACCCTTCACCATATAACCATCTGTTTACATATAACTTATTTGGATTTTCTGTACCAAGCAAAACAAGAATATCTTGGTTGTTTGATACTGCCATCTTGAAAATACCACTTGGTATTAGTCTTGGTACATGGATAGTCGTATTTGCAGCATCTTGTATTTGTTGATTACCTGCAATAATATATTCTCTTATACCTGCAAAAGAACCTTTTTTAGTTAAAAAATAAATAGAAGAACCAGAACCTACAGGTTGTGCTGCTGCGTTACTTTCAAATTCAGTTTGTACAAGTACGTTAGCTGTTGAAGGTGTAAGATTATCTGCTGAACTTGATAATACAAATTGCGTTTGTTCAGAAAATAATATAAGTTTTTCTCCCATAGTTACTGCGTGTTTTAATATCGCAACTTTTGTATGAGATGCAGCTACGTCTATTGGTTCTGTATCTAAAACTGAAATAACTGTTTCTGGAAAAAAATTAAAAAACTCTGAGACTGTTGAAAGTATTACATTATCTGCTGCAAGAAATCCAAGCCTGTTTCTAAAGAAAAATACATTATTAATTTTATTACCAATAAAAGAAGGGTTTGGTGCTGACACTAAATCACCAACAACACGTTCACCCCATTTAGGTAATGTAAAATCAGTTCCAGATATTGTATATGTATCTCCATCTACTCTTGCAAATCTAAAATTACCATCAGCTTGACGTATAAGAACGTGTGGCATTGTATCGTAATTAAATTTAAAAGGTATGCCAGCTTCTACTGTTTCTGACCATTGCCCTTCTTCAAAAGCATTTCCGTTGTTAGTTGTAAATTTAACGTAATAATTATCAAAATCTGTACCTTCATCACCAACAATCTCTACTACATAACCATTAGGTGACACATTTGGAAGATCAGTAAACTGCTGTACTGTATCTTTTATAACTGTCATCTTGGTATTACCTTGAGAGTCATTACCATCTATTGAAAAATTACTACCATCATTTTTCTTAATATGAATTACAGGACCATTTCTAGCAATTGTAAAACCTGTAAGACCAGAATTTAAACCAGCAGTAAGATCAGTAGCAACAGTTGTAGTTGAAAGAGGATCGTTACCAGTAGTGTCATCTGTTACTGTCACACCATCTACAGTTACAGAATAAGTTGTTTTAGCTGTTGCTTGATTTATAAATATAATCGCTTGCGTAATATTACTAGCACTATTTGATACTGCTGAATCCATAGCAGGTGTAATACTTGTATTAACAACAAAAGTAAAGTCAGCAATAGTTACTGTCTTCATTACACTTCTAGGATTTGATGTGTTTAAATAGTTTGTGCCATCTGGTTTGTTTACTGTTTTTTCTGTGCCATCTAACTCAAAAACTTTTACGTTGCCATTACTAAATATTGCTACATACTGTTCATTTGCATCTCTATTTATAGTTTGTATATGAACATTACCAAGAGTAGAACTGCCAACTGAAGCTAAAAACTGAGATCCAGACCTTTTTGTAAGACCAAGAACAGGGTTACTATCAGCATTATCTTGTATGTCAGCGTGGTCTGCTTGTTTTAAAGCATCAGAAGACTGCGATATACCTCTCAATAATGTAGGTATAGCTCTTGATATAACAGCCATAGTTATCTAATTAAGGCACTAGAAGGATTGTAAGTATCAAAGATACTGGTAAGAGAAGGATCTCCTCTTAGTATATTGTGATCTCCATTCGCTAAATCTGTCTCCATTAGTATTGCTCTGGCTCTTTGCTCGTCTTGTTGTGTATATGTTCTTAATGCTTGGTCGCTTACAAGTCTGTCAACAAACTTTCTTGCAGCTTGAATATTAATATAATGTCTAGCTGGTTCTGGTATTTCATCAAAATCTCT